AAAGAAAAGACGGCACATGGGGTAATGCTAGGTTTATATGTAAGTCTTGCTCAGGTGTAGGAATACAGTACATGCCTACAGGTAAAGTTGCAGGGTTTAAGTTAGTACCACTAGACCCTAAAGGATGTAGCACTGCAGGATTTAAAACAGATGCAGATGCTCTTTCTCTATATAAGGAAAGAGGTACACCAGAAGCTGTCCTGTTTATAAAAAATTATCTTAGGTATAATGCTATTAAGACTTACCTAAAAACTTTTATTGAAGGTATAGAAAAAAATTTAGATTACTCAGATAGGATACATCCACAGTTTATGCAATGTGTTACAAGCACTGGTAGACTATCTTCTAGAAATCCTAACTTCCAAAACATGCCTAGAGGTAAGACCTTTCCTGTACGTAGGGCAGTGGTGTCTAGGTTTGATGGTGGTAAGATTCTTGAGGGCGACTACGCACAGTTAGAATACAGAGTAGCAGGTTTCCTAAGTAAAGATAAACATGTGTATGATAATGTAGAAGGCGGTGTAGATGTGCATAACCTAACTGCTACTATCATAACAGGTAAAGATAAAGAAGAGATTACGTCTGAAGAAAGACAAAATGCAAAGGCACATACTTTTGCACCGTTGTATGGTGCTACAGGTATGGGATTGCCTGAACACATACACAGATATTACTACCAGTTTACAGATGTGTATCCTGGAATTGGTGAATGGCATATAAGGTTAGCTAACGAAGCTTTAAAATATAAAGTTGTAAGCTTACCTTCAGGTAGGGAATACAGATTTCCTTATGTAAAGAGAACAGCTAGAGGCATTACACATGGCACTAGCGTAAAGAATTATCCTGTACAAGGGTTTGCGACAGCAGATTTACTTCCGTCTGCTCTAGTGCTTACCTTCGAAGAATTTAAGAAAAGAAAACTTAAATCTTTGCTTTGTAATACAGTACATGATAGTATAGTAGTGGATGTACATCCTGATGAAGAGGATCAAGTAATTGAAACTGTCAAAGAATGTATGCTCTCTATCCCTCAGCAAGCTAAAAGAAGATGGGGCATTGATTACGATATGCCTGTTGGCATTGAGATAAAAATCGGAAGCAACTGGCTAGATACTAAAGAAATTTTTTCAAATTAATGCTTGCAATTAATTTAGTTCTAGTATACAATAATAAGATTGTGCAACTCATAAGGAGTATTATATGACACAACTAGCGACTACCGAGGCAACAGACCTTGTAATTCCAGACAATCTGGATAAATTATCTGTAGACGAACTAGCAATTATGCTTGGTCAGAAGGATGGTATGGAAACCCAGTCTTCAGGCGATTCTTTTGCTAGACTATCCATCAATCATTCACCTGAAGACGATGCAGGCAACACTCTGCCTAGAGGTCACTTCGCATTATACAACCCAAATACTAAGCAAAAAGTATTTGGTAAAGATGTGACTATGAGAGTTTTCGTAAGAAGGTTTATGTATAGCTTATGGGATAATGAGCAGGGTGCATACTCAGTTCGTAGTACTCAACAAGCTAAACTGAATGATTTATTTCCAGACAATGAGGGTGGCTTTAAATGTGGTAAGCTAACTCGTAAGGAAATAGAAGACTTAGGAACTGAATCTCCAGAAGCTGCGGCATCTGCTATGGTCAAGTGTAACCAAGTGTTATACGGTCTAGTGACTATTGCTGATGGTAAAACAGCAACAGGTGAAGAAGCTCCTGTAGAGAATGTACCAGTAGTATTTTATGGTAAGGGTGCAAGTTTTGTTCCTATCTCTCAGTACTTTAAAGATTTAGATTCTAAGAACCTACTAACATGGAATGTTAATTCTAAGTTACATTCTGTGCGTCATAAGAATGGTGCTACTATTTACTATTCAACAAACATGACTGTTTCTGACACAGTGGATTTTTCTAAGGAAGACAAAGAGCTGTTACAAGCTATTGCTGACTCGATTAATTCATACAATCTCCGAGTGTCAGGAGAACACACTGAGGCGAATAATGGTCTCGGTGCTGATGCTATCGACCTTGCTGCTGTCGAGGCATAAATGAACTCTATTCAAATTCTTATACAAGATTATTTGAGTAGAGGGATTAAGGGGGAGGCAGAAATGCCTTCCTCTCTAATCTCTGAATTTAAAGAAGCTTGCGGTCAAGCTTTAGAGAAACAATTTTCTAGAGAGCCCAGAGAGCATAAACTACGTTTGTCAGCTTTAGGCAAACCCTTATGTCAACAGCAATCAGAAAAATTAGGAATAGAACAAGAATTTAGTTACAATGCAATCATGCGTTTCTTGTTAGGAGATTTAGTAGAAGCCTCTCTTATCGCAGTTATGAAAGCAGCAGGCATTGAAGTACAAGAAGAACAACAAAAAACAAAAATTAATCTAGACGATACAGATATCAACGGAACTTTAGACGTAGTAATAGACGACAAAGTTTATGATATTAAATCTGCTAGTCCATATGCGTTCCAAAATAAATTTGGAAAATTCGGTGGCTACTCTAAAGTCAAAGAAGACGATCCTTTTGGGTACGTAGTCCAAGGTTATGCCTACGCTCAAGGTGTAGACAAGCCATTTGGAGGGTGGATCGTTGTAGACAAATCGTCAGGCGAGGTCACGGTTTGCGAAGCTCCAGATATTCAAGAGCAAGATAAGCAAGATGCTTTAGACGCAGCCACCGTTAATGTACGTAAGTTAAAGAAAACAAAACGTATTGAAAAACAATTTAAACCTACAGATGAAATAGATAAAGGAGAACCTACAGGTAATAAACTGTTACCTAGAGAATGTGGGTTCTGTGGATTTAGGCATAACTGTTGGTCTAAGGCACAGTTCTTACCTAAACATACATCAAGAGCTAAAAACCCTCCGTATGTTTGGTATACTAAGGTAGCTAAAAATGCCCATACTTAAGACACACAATCTTTCTGTAGCAGACTTTACGGAAAACGAAAACATATACTATCTGTTTCCTGATAACTGGAGCCACCAGAAAGGCTCTAACATAGTTAGGATACTTAGAGACAGTGACCATGGTATTCCTTTGTATACAGGGCTATCTCCTATTAAACCTTTTGATGAAGAAAGGGGTATGAAACAACTAGATGAAAGTTTAGAGATAGTAAAAAATATTCTTATGCAAAAAGGTTTAGTAATAGTTTTAATAAATGAATTTTATCAAGACATAGATTACGATCATGGTGGAGTTTATGAAAAAGAAATACTAGATAGTATACATGAAATATTAAATATAGGATGCCCTAAAGATGTTAAAGTTACCATATAGATCAAAGTTTGAAATAAGTATTGCCGCAGATTTAGGTAAGAAAAATATAGGTTTTGAGTATGAATCTGCTACATTTTCTTACGTACCAAAAATAAGATCATACACGCCTGACTTTTATATAGCAGAAAAAGATTTCTACATTGAAGCTAAAGGTAGGCTTACAACTAATGATAGAGTTAAACACCTTATGATTAAAGAACAATGGGAAGACTTAGACATACGATTTATATTTGTACAGGCAGACAACAAAATATTAAAAGGTTCAAAAACTACATATGCAGATTGGTGTAATAGGCATGGTTTTCTTTGGGCACAAGGAACTATACCTATGGAGTGGATTAATGAGTGATGATGAAATGACTATAACTTTTGAGAAAGATGAAAACATAGAGGGTTTTGTCAAGGCTCTTGACTTAAAGGATGGTAATCTCTATCTTGTAATTAAACCAGAAGAAGATGGGTTTCAGATTATAGGTGCAGATAAATTACCTTTAGGTACAGGTAACGAAATATCAACTAAGATGTATATACTGTTTGCAGGTCTTATGCACATGGCTACAGAACAACAAGACTTAGTTATGGAAGCAGGTAACTATGCTATTGGTGAAGAGATAGATAGGAAAGAAAGAGCAAAGCTTAGAGAGAAAGGAGATAATATTGTTAAGTTCCCAACCAAGTAAAAAAAGTATTATAGATTTTAAATACGAAGAAGACATACTACTTGAAGAGATATTCTCTTATATAATAAAAACCTACACTCAACACTACTCAAAAGATAAATACCAAGCCACAGAGTTTATTATAGACGCAGGGCATGGTAAAGGTTTTTGTATCGGTAATGTGCTTAAATATGCACAACGGTATGGAAAGAAAGGAAGTCACGAAGACCATAAGAAAGACTTGCTTAAGATAATACACTATGCTATCATAGCGTTGTTTATTCACAATAAAGAAGGAAACGAAGATGACTAAAGACATAAAGAAAGAACGAGCCCATAAAGAAGATGGCACGTTTCAGGCAGACAATCCTGATACGCCAGATCAAAATGAGGCTTTTAAACCTGTAAGGTTTTACCTTATGCAGGACACCCTTGCTAATACTATTTTGCAAAAACTAGCAACCTTACCTTACGGTGAAGTTAGTGAAATGCTTAATAATGTTAGAGCTATGCAACATGTATTAGTAGACCCAACTACTAAAAAAGTAGTGGATCAAGCTGTTGCAGAACCCACCAAAAAATAGAGCAGTCCTTGCTCAACTGACTGTAGAATTAAGTCAGGATGGTAAAGTGTATCTAGAGAATCAAACTCTTGATCCTAAGCTTTTTAGACAGGCGATGGATGATTGGAATGATACTTATGAAGGTACACTTACCCTAACTAACCTACTACATGAACTAAAACGTGAAATGGAGCTTTTACAAGAAAAAATACCTAGTTTTCTTAGGTAATGCTCTGTAACGCCCACACAAGCTCATACAACAAAATGTGTTGTTTTGGTATGTCTACTATTAGGTGTGTATTAAAAGGGGCTTAGAAACGATTCTGAGGAACTTTTTTTTACAGAACTTGTGTTAAACAAATAATTATTACTGCATATGATGCTAAGTGCAAAATATCTTCCATCTTATCTCCTACATATGGAAAGGGTTAGTATAATTATAGTATACATCCCAAATGCACATTTGTCCAATCAATAGTTGTGATAAGAAGTATTTATATTGTAAATATTAGTTAGCTAACGGATTGTCGTTGTTGCCTACTTTGTCTACTCTGCTTTCAGTTCTATCCATTCTGTTCTCAAGATTGTCTACTCTTGTAGTTAAAGTTGCTACAGATTCTTTTACTGGATTAAGATTAACACTTTTTTTAGTCTTAGCTTCTATTTGATCTAAACGTAAGTTAAATTGTCCCCACGTGTAGAAGCCTCCTCCGATTGCAGTGATGACCCCCACAATGGTGATGTACTGCTGAAGCTTTGGTAATATGTTTTTCATATCATTCTCCTTAAGTTACCAGTGTCTAAGGACACCTGCTATTATAAAAAAACAAGTAAGCCATCCTAAGACCCTATCTGTTTTTAATATAAATTTTTTTATTAAATACATTATTTTTTTCCTACATAAAGACCAAACCAAGCTGCACCTGCACCTACAATAACAGATACAAAAGCTGATTGTGAATTGGTGGGGTCTGGTAAAGTCATAAACCACATAGATGTTTTATAAAACATTAATCCATAAAGGCTTATTAGAAGTCTAGGAAAGACCCTCCACTTATCAAAACCTTCAGCATCATTGTACCATGACTTCTTAGGTACTTCTACTATCTTTATCTCTGGTTCACTCATACTATCTCCTATCTATAAAAATGCCTACAGGCTGTTGACCCATAATGCTATACAAAGTATCCATACTGTCAGATACCATATTACCATACCCTGCATTATCTCCTAGAGTTGCACTTGCATATATAGCAGTCGGTGCGTACCAGTTTGTTTGGTCTGTTATGTTAGCAGTGGTATAGTCAGAGAAGTTGGGTACGTAGTTCATGTAGGCAATTAAATTAGATTGTCCTTGTGAATCATATT